GGCCTCGGCGGAACGAAAGAACCGTCGGATGATGAAGTTGCAGCCGTCCTGGCATCGCGCAATCCCGAGCGCGAACTAAGGATTGACGAATGACACAGACCAAGCAGACCAACTGGCTTGCCATCGTCCGCCAGGTGGACCCCTCCCACGCCCAAAGCGATGAGGTTATCGAATATGAGTTCACGGCATCAGGATACTCCAAAGGAGACAGCCGCACTCATGAGGGCGGAAGACGTGTCTTCCGTGGTCGAACAGCTCAAAGAGGTCCGTATTCAAGTTAAGGAATACCCGCTGTTCCTCTACGAGAGCGAAGCGAGGATCGGCGGCGCGACGACCGAGGAAATCGAAGCGGCCAAGATTGCACCTCAGCCAATGCGAGAAGACTGGCTTCACACGGGATACAGAACTTGGAGTGTTCTTGGGCAGATCCCAAGCAAATAGAAGCACGTTACCTCAAGTGGCTTGAATGGAAGCGGTCATGCCAGTCAAACATTCAAACGATAACGATACATCTGGTTGGCTGGCTAGTGATGCGCGCTGCATGGGGTGTGGTCACACATGGAACGAGGTTCACCCGACCGGTGTGTCGGAGTTTGAGTGCCCGAAGTGCCTTTCTTGGAAAGGCTTGACGACCAATTTAGTTGATTGGGGTAAAGAGCACTGGCAGTGCAGTTGTGGCAACCAGTTTTTCGCGATCACTCCAGAGCGTGTTTATTGCCCTAATTGTGGCACGCAACACAGACCGTTTGATAGTATCCAAGGCGATGCCGGTTGAATTGAAGTGATCGCAATTGACTTGATCGACTGATTCGAAGCGGTCATATTCGATGCGAGCATTTAGAGCCATCATCTGTATTAGTTTATAGTTTGGAGTTTTGTATGATACGCACAACATTGGAGATTGAAGCAAGGGCTATTAGGAAGATACTTGCTCAAGCCGTCATTTGCTTTGCTGTCGTGTCAAACAGGAGCCCAAATAGATCAGGCACTGATCAGGCGTTGGCGAAAATTTCTCAAGACGTTGAAGCTATAGACCGCGAAGCTGACGAAGAGACCGAACGACCTATGTACGGTAGAGACGAGTTTTAGAAGCCTTCTAAGACGTTCTTATTGTGGCTGAAGTGCTGCTGCAAGCCGCGACGGCGGTTGTTGGGTTGGATTCCCTATACTGGTAAATGGCTGGTTCGATCCCATCCCGCAGCCTACAGGTAACTTTCATTGGCGCCATGGAAATAGAGATACTGCCACCACATCCAAAGCGAGTGCCTTGCGAAGTGTGCGGCAAAGACTATCCGCCATTTGAGTTTCCTGAATACCATAGTGAGCTTGTTTGCAAGTGGTGCTGGCTTGAGCGCACATTTAGGGCGTGGATCAAGTTCAAAGACCAGAAGCAACAGGACGCCAATAGCTAAAGTCTAGTCCCCGCCGCTGGTACGCCAGCGGCTCCCGGTCGGTCACGTCTGACCGGCAAAGGGCCATCTCTTCGGGGGGTGGCCCTTTTCTTTTGGAGAAGCGAATGCCACTGACACCAGAAGCCCAAGAGAACGCGTCAGAGTTCAAAGCTCTCAAGAAGGCGCAGTGGAACAAGTTCTCGACCAAAATTAAGGGACTTCAGCTCATCCGAACGCACGCTGACACGTCATGGATGCTGGTTTGCTCACGTGACGCGTTCTACGAAGGCGTGCTGATCGGCCAGCTTGAGCGCCAACTTGGGGAAATGAAAGGTCCGGCCCGGGCACGCGTCCGCAAGGAAGTCCCGAACGCCAAGAAACCCGTCAACCTGCGCGGTGTCGATCTGACCGACGCGCAAATCTCGAAGATCATCAAGAAGTGGAAGGCAGGCGAAAGCGCCGCCTCACTCAAGTTTGTGTCCTGCGTCTGGGGGCGAGACGGCGAACCAGTGCTGTCGTAAACATCGGATTGGTAATGAACGGTCATTTGAAGCCTCTGACAAAGCCGCTCCACAACGTCATGGTTTGGCCGGAGCTATTGAGGATACATCTGATCCCCAAAGTAGCTTCTGGCACCATCAACGCAGCCTTCATGCCGCGTAAAGGTGCGCACGAGCGCACTGTGACCACGCCGAACGATCCAGGCAGCGAGTTTCGCATGGCGTTCGTACGGCACCCGGCCGACCGGCTGGTCTCAGCCTGGGGCTACTTCTGCAACAGCCCGACCGATCAAGAGATCGTCGCCCAACAAAACCTAGTAAAGCTCGGCTATCGCCACGGCATGCCGCTGCAAGAGTTCATCGAGATGGCGCTGGAAATGCACAATCTCGACCCACACACCTCGATGCAGTGTCACCGCATCGGAGACGAACCTTTCGACCTAATTTCACCGCTCAACAGGTTGCACCCGGTATGGACGAGCCTTGTCAAAGCATTCCCTCTTTGCGTCCGGCCTCTGCCCCAACAGAAGGTCCACGCTTCCAGCAGAGACAAGGCCGAAATACCGCACGATCTGTTTAAGGCGATTGAAACGGAGTTCGAGAAGGACGTCGCCATTTACCAGATTGCCATGAACTGGGGCGTTGTCACCGAACAAGCAATCTTGGAATGGATGCTTCGGCTCAAAGACTCGAAGCAAGAGCATTGAAGGCGGACGGATACAGCAGGGCCCGGTTCAAGCGACCGGGCCTTTTTTTATGGAGAATCAACAAGTGGCACACCAGTGGTTTACGCCAGAAGCGCGATACGAAGCGCCCGATCTCGGCGAGGGCATTGAAAACGACCCATTTGCGGCTGTCGACCTGGCAATGACCAAGAAGTGCGCCGACGTTCTTGAACGCAACTATCCAGGGCACCCTTGGATGATCGAGGCCAGCCACAAGCAGGGAGTTGTCTTCATCTCGATCCCAATCTTCACCGGCCGCAACAAGTACGTCGTCCACATCTCGGTGCTGAAGAGTGACCCAGGTTTGCGCCATATCGTGCGCGCCGGGGGCGAGATCCTGGAACGCTTCAACATCCCACGGCAATCGTTCTCCGTTGACCAATATGTCGGCGCGCTCAACGCGATGCCGCTCAACCTTCGTGGTAGAGCGGGGATGCGACAGCTATGAGTAACGTTATCCAAATCACGGGGCAAATTCCGCCGAATGACGGAACACCTAACGAAGCTGTCATCGACGCCTTGGAATGTCTCTTGGCGAGCGCAAAAGACGGAAAGATACAGTCATTCGTACTGACCGGATTCACAGACGACGGTATGCGCCTCGGAGCGTATGGCGGACGTCACGACAATATTTACGCGATGCTTGGCGCCATCCACTGGTTGGCTGACGAGTACATCCAGCGAGAGAAGGACGGCAGCTGATGGCAAGCACAGCCTCCAAATTCGACCCGCAAGCGCCAGATCGTAATGATGGCGATATGGGGGTGGACTCGTCGTCCGTCTCCAACGGCGCAACGATGGCCGATAAGGAGGACGAGCAGCACATCGACTTCCTCGGGATTGTCGCCCAGGCCGAACGCATTTCCAAAGACTACGCCATCAGGACGATTGACCAGCCGCTTTCTCGCGCCTACCGCGCCTGGCAGAACCAGCACGCCCACGGCTCTAAGTATCTCGGAGCCGCGTACAAGGGGCGATCCAGGCTGTTCATGCCGAAAACACGTTCGGCGGTCCGCAAGAATTTGGCCACAGCGGCCGGCGCTTTGTTCTCTACCGACCGAGTTGTCAACGTCACTGCTGAGCACGAAGACGACAATATCCAGCGCGCCACCGCTGCAACGATGGCCGAAGACCTGGATATGCGGCTGACGCGCACGACTTCGAAGTCAGGTCTTCCGTGGTTTCTGACTGCAATGGGCGCCTGCCTCGACTCTCAGTTGACCGGTGTGTGTGTATCCAAGCAGTTCTGGGAGTATGAAGAAGTCGTCGACGGGTATGACGAAGTTGAGCAGCCGCTGTTTTATGCCGACGGCGTGCCGATCATCGATGATATGGGAAATCCCATACTGGAGATCGTCGAGCAGCCACGCTACCGGGTGACGAAAGACCGGCCAATGTCGGAACTTCATCCGATCGAGAATTGCGGGTTCGACCCTGCCGCGCCTTGGTATTCGCCTGCCCAGCTTGGCCGATGGTTCTACGTTCGCTATCCGATGGGTATCAGCGACGTCAAAGCCATGATGGAGTCCGATGACAAGCGCGGCAACAACGAATGGCTAGAGGTTTCAGACGAGCTACTGCAGAAGGGCCGGATTGACGAAGACCGGACCAACAACCGACGCGTTCGCGAAGGCGGATCGGACCGCTATCTCGATGCCAAAGCCCCTGGAGATCTCGATATTGTCTGGATCCAAGAGAACTTCGTCCGCATTGGCGGCACCGACTGGCATTTCTGGTCTGTCGGGCGGCATGGATACCTGACAGATCCGCGCCCTGTCCACGAGGTTTACCCGGAGCACGGCGGCGAGCGCCCGTATGCGATGGGATACGCCCAGCTCGACACGCACCGCATCTTCCCGATGTCGCCGGTTGAATCCTGGCAGCCGCTCCAGCTTGAACTGAACGACATCACGAACTTGCGCCAGGATACGCTCAAGCGGTCTATTGCTCCTTTGACCGTCGTCAAGCGCGGCAAAAATGTCGATCTTACCCAGGTTCGCCGACGCGGCCAGCCCGACGCTATCCTTCAAGTCGACAACATGGATGATGTCGATTTCAAGCAGACGCCTGGCCCAAGCGGGCAATCCTATACCGAAACGTCGATCAACAACTCGATGTTCGACGAACTGGCTGGGGTCTTCTCTACGAGTTCGGTGCAGTCTACCCGCTCTCTCAACGAGACAGTCGGCGGCATGCGTCTGATGGCCGGTGCAGCCAACTCGGTTTCAGAGTTCGACCTGCGTGTGTGGGTGGAAACGTGGGTTGAGCCGACACTGCGTCAGATCCTGAATCTGATCCGCTACCACGAGTCTGACGAAAAGCTTGTGATGATCGCCGGAGCCAAGGCTCGGGCGGTCAAGGAATTTGATTACCAGCCTGGCGTTGATGATTTCGAGCGCACGGAAGTCACGCTGCGCGTGAACGTCGGCATCGGTGCTGCCGATCCAATGCAGAAGCTGGCCAAGCTCAAAGCGGCAATGGACATGCTCGCGCCGGTCATGCCGGAGTTCAAGTCGCAGGGCATATCGATCAATTCGGAAGCGATCATAGAAGAAGTGCTGGGTGCTGCCGGGTTCCGCGATGGTCGCAGGTTCTTTAATTTCGATGAGGAAGGTCAAGGTCAAGGCCCGGATCCAGACCTAATGAAGGCCATGGAAGATGTGAAGCTTGAGCGCGAAAAAATGCAGCTCGACTTCCGTGAGGCCATGCTTGAGATGAAGTCGGAAGAGCGCCGCACGTCGGAAACGAACCGGACGCGCGTTGCTATCGAACAAATCAAGCAAGCCGGCAACGCCCAGCGCCAGGTGCGCGACATCCACAACGCGCGCGAAGGCCGCATGGAATCGCGCCGCGATCGGATCATGGATATCCTGGCCAACCGAAACGGTGAAAACGGCATCAATGTTCCGGCCAATAGGGCGGTGCAGCAAATGCCTATGATGGACATTCAGCCATCATCGAACGACGCGGCGCTGAATGAAATCCGCCAGCAGATGGCCGCTATCGCCAATGCAGTCACCCGGAGTCACGCCTCGCTTGAATCAAGCCTGGCCCGGGTAGCACAGCAGATAGCAGCACCTGCCGAAATTGTCCGCGATCCAGTTACCGGTAAGCCGGTAGGCGTCCGGCGCGGCGGTCAATTGCAGCAAATTGTTAGAGGGCAGGACGGCCAGATTGCCGGCGCTGTCCCAATCGCACCACAAGGGATGAACTGATGGCAGACATCAAAGAAGGCGATGAATTCAGGGTGCATGAAGTGGAGGAATGGAAGGAGAACAATATCGTTCTCACCCGCTTCCGGCCCGAACACATCTATCGCGTCACTGATCGCAACCTGAAGATCGTTTCCGATTTGCTCGCCAACGGAAAGGCCTATGTTGCCAGATCGGCCGCCGCGGCTCCAAAGCAGGCCTCAAGGGCCAAATCTAAAGGCAAGATTGCCACCAAGAAAGGGGGCAAATGATGGCTGTCACCCATCCAACAGCTTCACGCAACGCTCTTGCGGACGCGCACGACGACTATGTCAACACTGGCGCAGGCACAGCCGTACTGCGTCTTCTCGACGGCACGAACACACTCGGCGACTTTAGTCTCAGCGATCCGGCTTTCGGTGCAGCAGCTAGCGGCACGATTACTCTAGCCAGCACTCCAATTTCGGCAACGGCAACTGGCACTGGAACTTGTGACGGCTACCAGTTGATCAACAAGGACGGCAACATTGCCCATGCCGGCAGCGTCACGATCACTTCTGGCGGCGGCGATATCGAGATCGACAATACCAGCATCATTTCTGGCCAGGGACTATCGCTAGCCTCGTTCACCTACTCGGCTCCAGCTTAATCGGAACGGGAGCTATTTAAATGGCAGTCGTACCAAACGTCATCCACTCGATAGCCAGAATGGCGACGTCCACAACCGGGACGGGGACCATTACGCTTGGAAGCGCCGCTACTGGCTTCACGACGTTCGCCAATGCTGGTGTCGCGGACGGTGATGTTGTCGCTTACTCTATTGAAGACGGCGATAATCGAGAGACCGGTTATGGTGTCTACACGTCGTCAGGCACAACGCTGACCAGAAACGTCGCCTACTCGACGAACAGCGGAGCGGCAATCAACTTGAGCGGTAGCGCTGAAGTCATGCTGTGCCCGCTTCCCAGCGACATCCTGGAATCAAATGACAACCTGCTGATGAACGGTGACGGGCAGTTCAACCAGCGGGAAAAAACTACCGGACTCGCGGACGACGAATATTTTCATTGTCGCCACTATGCGCTGACCCAGTCTAACAATATCACTGCAGCGCAGCTCACTGACGTCGCCGACACTTATCCGTTCATGCATCGGCTGCTTCAGGCCAACGCATCGGCTCAGAGGTTCGGTGCGGCACAGATTATTGAGGGCAAAAATTGCCGTTTCCTGCGTGGCAAAAAGACTACTCTTTCCGGAGTTGTCCGCTGCTCGGCAGCCACAACCATCAGATGGGCCATCCTGGAATGGACAGGCACCGAGGATTCAGTCACTTCCGACGTCGTTCTCGACTGGACTGACAGCACGTTTGCGGCCGGCAACTTCTTTCTTTCATCCAACATCACGGTCGCAGGAACTGGCAGTGCCGCGCTTTCTGCAAACACGCTGACTGATTTCAGCCTAACCGCAGAAATCTCGTCGTCGATGAATAACGTCATCATCATGATCTGGACCGATAGCACCCAGGTCCAGAACGTGACGCTTGATTGGCGATGGAAATACGAGCGCGGCGACATAGCCACGTCCTGGCAGCCACGACAACTCGAGAAGATGCTTTGCCAGCGCTACTATTTCCGTGACTCGGTATACGGCTTCTCTCTGAACTTTGCTATCTACGCAGCCAACGGATGGGCAACGGTTGTCTATCCGTATCCGGTCGAGATGAGGGCAACGCCGTCGGCAAACGAAGATTTCACTGGCGTTGTGACGTCTGGAACTTTTGCCACAAGCCCTGCCTTCAATGCCGGATCAAACGTTGCTGGAAAGATTACGGCCCAATGGACCGGGGCAGGCATTAACCAGACCATTAACTTCCTTTCTGCCACCAACGCGTATCTTGAAGCTGATGCAGAACTGTAAAGGCGATCAATGACTTACAGATGGTATGATCAAGATCAAACATTGATTGTTGGGCCTGATGGTTTCAAATTCCCGCCAGAGCCAGGAAACCGTTTCTACGACAAGATGGTCCTTGATGGCTCTTCGGTAGACGCCTATCAACAGCCATCCCCAACAAGGGGCGACGTGAATGAGGAGCGGGAGCGACGTATTCGCGCCGGCCAGACAGTAACTCTGTCGAACGGCACAACGCTGACTGCTCAAACACGCGATGAGGCAGATTTTCGTAACCTCAATGGGCTTGTCAGCAAGGCGATCATCTACACGATGATGCAGAACACTGAAGCAGTCATGACATTCTGTGATGCTGACAACGTTAGACACGAATTGACGCCAGATCTGGTCATCGAGCTCGGCTCACTGGTTGGAGCAAGAGTTGACAACCTTTACAAAAAGTCTTGGGCCATCAAGGACGACCCGAAAGGAATCGCGACCAATTACAAAGACGAGAGCCTTTGGGAATGACCGATAGATGCTAGGCTTTCACGCTCTAGGAGCGCAGGCGCTTGGCGCCACCGTCAATGCAGTATCAGCGAGCCTAAGCGGCGCAGTCCAAGCACAGAACGCGTCATCGGCTGGTGTTGTCGATGTCATCGCGTCGGCCAGCGGTGCTGTAAGCGCACAGAACGCGTCATCGTCCGGTTCAGTTGAAGTCCTTATTTCCCTGTCCGGCACCGTAACGGCCGGCAATGCGTCATCAACCGGTGAAGTCGACACAACGGCTTCCGCCAGCGGCAACGTCTCAACTGGCGACGCTTCGTCAAGCGGCACTGCCAGCGCGCCAGCCACAGCGTCTGGCGACGTTGACACTGGTGATGCGAGTTCGTCCGGCGAAGCGGAAGTTACCGTCACCGCAACTGGTGACGCTGAGGCCCAAGATGCTACCGCAAGCGGCACAGCACTTAAGGTGGCACCACCTGGTAGCGGCTCTGACATTGTCAAGGATGCAGTTCAGCGCTTCGAGGATGAGCGCCTAAGACGCCTGAAGCGCGAAAAGGATCTTGCCAGGCTTCGTGCCAAGCGCCGGGCAAGAGAAAAGGCTGAGGCCGAAGCTCTGGCAGCTGAGCAGGCCAGACAGCAAGCGATCGAAGACGCGGCCAACCAATTCATTGGAATGCTTGAGGATGCTCAGGCAGCCAGACAGCAAGCGATAGAGCAGGACGACGAGGAAGCCTTGGCCCTCCTTCTCGCCGCCTAACCAAACGCAATCACCAAACAAGATCGACAACGAATGGCGGCCTTCGCAGGCCGGCAACGGGGGAACTTATGTCTAGCGATTTTGATCAACTATTCGGCGCTGAAGCGGACACGTTCGCTGGCGACCAAGACGAATTTTTTGGGACTTCGCTCGATGAAGTTCAGTACCGCAAGGATTTGGAGCGCAGAAGCAGCGAGACAGCCGCTGTCATTCTCGACCTGATCGATAAGGGCCCGCTCCACAAGTATGTCACGGCGCGTAGAGGAATGGCGATCGAGGCGATCGTCAGGCTAGTCGATGCACCACCGGGGGACGTTCAGAAGATCGCAGAAGCGCAGGCAGACGTCCGCGAATACCTCAGAGCCACTGAATGGATTCATGGCGAGATCGAAGCCGCAAAAGATGCGACTGAGCAGATTGAAAAGGAATACGGGAATGACGAAGAAGAATTCAACCCAGACGAAGACTGATAACAAAGAAGATCACGACGACATCTTGCCGGACGCCGACGACGATATCGAGGCATCCGCAGCGCCGCAGACTGAGGTCGATCAGGACGAGCCTGCTGTCGTCGAAGAAGAAGACAAACCAAAGCTGTCTCGCTTCGAGGATGCGCGTGCGCGCGCCGTTGAGCGCTATCGCGCACAGCGAGACGCAGAAGCTTCTGAAACGTCGAATAATTCCGACGACAATGACGAAGGCGAATCAGAAACTGGTGATGTCAACGGTGACAACGACGAAAAAGTCGAAACCGGCGCTGAAAACGAAGTAAAAGAGCCTGAAAAAGACGTTGCTGCCGACTCCGACCCGACGCCGCAACCCCTTAAACATAAAGTAAAAATTGACGGTGTTGAGCAGGAACTGTCAACTGATGACCTTATTGCTATTGCACAGAAGCACGGTGCAGCAGACAATAGGTTAGAGGAGGCAAAGCGTCTTCTCACTGAAGCGAAGCAAGTCGTGCGGCCTAGCGACCCGGAAAACCAACCGGAAGATCGCGAGCAAGACACGCAACCGCCCACCCGATCCGGGGCACATCAAGATCCGGAAAACCAGCGAAATCTTGGTGTCGATCCTGACAAGCTCAAAGGAATTGTTGAGCGGATCCAGGTTGGCGACACGGACGAAGGGCTTGAAGCCGTTACCGAGCTAATCAGTCTCGTTAAGGCGGATCGTCCAGACCTCGACGCGGAAGCAGTCGGCGGCATCGTCCAGCAGCACATCCTTGATCAACGGTATCAGGAAGAGAACACTGCTGCTCTTCGGAACTTCAAAGACAAGTACCCTGTAATTGCGGCTGATCCAGACCTAGCCAAAGTCGGCATGGAAATGCTTGGGCGTCAACTCGCTCAAGACCTTGCAAGCGTTGGCATGGCGGACGCGGATATCGCCCCCATCAAGGGCAACGTCCAGGCTCTCGTGCAGGCGCATCAAAAAGTTCGTCAGGCAGGCCACAAGGTCAGAACGCCGTCGGAGCTATTCGATGCAGTTGGGCAGACAATGTCCAGCAAGTTCGTCTTTGCAAATCCGCAGGCAAATCCTTCTCAACCTGAAACCAAAAAGCCCGCTCCAACTTCCTCGACGGCTCAAGACCGGCAGGAACGCAAGCGGACAATGCCAACACAGCCACGGGCTACAGGAATCCGTGAACAGAAGCCGCAAGCTCCTAAACCTAAAACCCCGCAGGCCATTGTGCGGGAGGCCAGAAAGCAACGCGGATTTGCCGTTCTCGATTAATCCTCACCCGGGCGCCTTTTTGAAGAAGGACGACTAACATGTCAGCCACGATTCAGTGGGGCAGCAATGCGGATGGTGGGTATATGTATGCCGACGAACTGTCGGATACCCTGCGCACAGCATTGCAGCCTCTTACCAAGTTTCGCCAGTTCTGCGAGCCCGACGAAGACGCGCTCTCCAAAGGCCTCCATCGCGGTGAAAAGTATCGCTGGAACGTCTATGGCGACGTCGCCACTCAGGGCCGTCGACTGAACGAACTTTCGCCTATGCCTGAGACCAACTTCACCGTCAGTCAGTCCGAACTGACCGTCGTAGAAATGGGGAATAGTGTTCCGTACACTGGAAAACTTACCTCACTGGCCAAGCACGACGTTCTCAAGATCGTCGACAAGAGCCTCAAGAACGACGCCCGTAAGGCCTTCGATATCGAAGCATACGAGCAGTTCGACGCGTGCAAGCTGCGTGCAGCTCCAACCGGCGGAACGTCGACGACTTCCGTGACTGTTACTGAGAACGGCGCCACGGCAACGACAAACAACGTTGCAATGGGCACCGGCCACGTCAAGGCGATCGTGGACGAAATGCAGGAACGCAATATTCCTGGTTTCGCCGACGACGACTACGTGTGCTTGTCGCACCCGACGACGCTGCGCAACTTCAAAAACGAGCTCGAAACGATCCATTAACTTTGGTGGCCTTGCTGCGCGAGCAGCAAGTGAAAATCTCGCTAATTGCTGGAACCCCCTTAGATCGTGACTGGGAAAC